AATAATAAATACCGATTTTATTTTAATGGCGTCAACACGTCAGGGAATTCTTTTATCTAAAAACAGGAAATAAATAAATGGAAAATAAAAGTATTGAACAATTAATAAAACAAGTACGGGAGGATGAACGCAAGCATTATGCCGAAAAGTTTTCCTACCGTTTGGAAAGTTTATCCATTCATGTTTTAAAAAACAAAATGGATCACTCGGCCAGTGCTGCTCTTTTGAAAAGTGAGTCTGAAAACATCGACCGTCAAGCACAGGAGTGGAACTATGTTTGATGTTATCGACCGCGCTTGCCAACACGCAGAAGAAACACTGGCGCGCAAAATTTCAGAACATGTCAATCGCCCTGTCGGTGTTTCAGCGTTTGAATGTGAAAACTGCGGTGAAGCGATTCCAGAAATACGCCGTACTCAAGTTATTGGTTGTTATCGTTGTGTTGATTGTCAGGCTTATTTTGAATTGCAACAGAAACATTGGAACGTAAAGGAGTAAGTGAAATATGAGTACAATATATAATTTAAAAATTAAAAGTGTTTATTTTGAAACAATAAAAAGAGGTGAGAAAAAAGCTGAGTTTATAATCAATGACCATGAGTATAAAAAAGGTGATTTTCTTGGGTTCTATGAAATTGATGATAACGGAAATTTTACGTCTGATTCTATTATCGTAAGAGTGACTGATGTAACCATCATTGATAGCGATTTATATCCGAATATTACCGGGGAATTTGTTTTGCTTTCGTTTGAATTATCTTCCCTGAATTGCGTATTTGCATGAGTCTTGTAGAAAAAGCAGAACAATATAGCGGCGCACAATTCAAATCGCGCCGCTAATGATAGGAAATAAAAAATGAACATACCCGAACCTGTATTCACTCCTGAAGAAATAGATATTGATTCCCATTCATTTATTACGGAAGTTTTCGTTGATAGGAACAGTGAGAATGAAAAACGTATTCGCGCAGCACGTCAAGCAGAGCGTCTGCGCTTCTTGGCAGCGGTTGCTATCAAAGGGCGTTTAGATTGCTATGCCGTTGCCAGTCTGTTGGAAAATGAGGCTAGTGAATTAGAACGACAAGCTAAACCGTTCGAGGAGTATATTTCGGCTGATAGCCATTACGACAATCCGGTGTTGAATCAGTGTCCACTGTTGCCACCCACACCGAATTTACATCACCGCCAACAATCGAAGCAAGAAACTCGTTTAACTGAGCCGAAACCAAAAACACGTTTGTACCATTTGGCAGAAATGATGGATCGCTACGGAGAAAAAACGCAACGGTTTGCCGGGTTGCCAGGGCCGCAAGATGAATGTCTGTCACTCGTTCTTCCAAAGTGTCCCGAACAGCCGATTCAAATATATGGATGTCCGGACAATGTTGACATGCGCTATCCACTGCGCGCTGAACTATTGCTCTCCATTCTGCGGGTGGTCTCCAGTCGATCGGCATACACGACTTCATCTGCTGAGCAAGACTCATTCGATGCTCTTTTGTTGGCAGCCAACGAGATTCTATATGACATGCCGTTACGTCAAGAAAAGCGTCACAAGCGGCGAACATGTCGCGGGCTGTTAAAAGCCTTACTTCGCCTAGAGGAGCGTCTTTACCGTATAAAAACTTCATCTCCTCAGTGTAGTAGTGCTTCTTGTCAGCAGGCTTTAAGTAATGCATGTCGTTATTCCTAATAAGTTGAAATTAATTTAATTTATGATTAATCAGACAGTGAAGCAAGTGACAGAACAAAACGGCGCACAATCCAAACCGCGCCGCCAACACAACAAATTTCAGCCAGAGATGCCACAGATAGCAACTCTGGCTGAGCGCGTTATGTGGGAAGTGAACCCAGACGATTACACATGGTGTCATCAGTACTTTGGGCACTTACCGGATTCGTTGGCAATCTACTTTGTCAATCGTTATGCCAATATCTTTAAACAGTCAGGCCGCGACGGTCGTCGCCGGGCTAATACGTTTTTGCGCCAGTTTAGCCAGAATGTATTACCACGGTTCAATCTGGTCAGTGAACAATACCAGTTTCAAAGTTTGACCGTGGGGGCTACACCTTTCCCTTTTATTGAGCAGCTTGACCGTCTTCCAACCTTAGGGCGCAAAGAGATTAGATTACTGGCGCACGGTGTGGCGCGGTACCTGACTGACAGTTACGAACATATCGTTAATCATTCAGCTACACCGGACAATGAACAGGAAGCCAGCCAGAGGTTGATTTATATTCATACCCGATTGGCAAAATTAACCCAGCAGATTGGGACAACTGCGCCTTACGCACAACAATTAGCAAAAGGCCGGGTTTCTCCCACCGAAGATCAACTGTGTTCTAGTTTGCTGCGCATGATGTCTGATCAATGGTGGTATGCCCGTTTAAAGCGGATGCGTGATGTTCGCGCTGAACATATGGCTATTGCCGTTGGTCAGGTACAAAAAGCGGCTTCGTCCTATGTTTCACGTAAAACCTTAGAAGAATGGAAGGAGCAGAAGCGCCGCAACTGGGAGTACCTGCAAGAATTCGAACTGGAAAATGAAGACGGTGATCGAGTTTCACTCGTTGATAAGGTGCTGGGTAGCATTGCGAACCCGGCTGTTCGTCGTTGTGAACTGATGGTACGTCAGCGTGGCTTTGAAGATTTAGCCAATGAAATGGGCTGTGTCGGTGATTTTTATACGATTACTGCTCCCTCTAAATACCATTCGGCACACAGTGGCGGCGGTTTTGTGAAGAACTGGAACGGCGCAAGCCCGCGTGATACGCAAAAATATCTGTGCCGTGTCTGGGCAAAAATTCGGGCGGCGTATTCCCGTGCGGGGATCAGTGTGTTCGGTTTCCGCGTAGTTGAACCCCATCATGATGGTACACCGCACTGGCATCTGCTGTTATTTATGCTGCCTGAACATGTCGAAAATATGCGCGACATTGTGCGGGAATATGCCATGCAGGAAGACGCCCACGAGTTAAACAGTGAAAACGCCCGCAATGCCCGTTTTCTGGTGAAGCGGATTGATCCCGAAAAAGGTAGTGCAACAGGCTATATCGCCAAATATATCTCAAAGAATATTGATGGCTACGCGCTGGATGGAGAAGTCGATAATGAAACAGGGGGCAACCTGAAGGATATGGCTCGCTCCGTTTCTGCATGGGCAAGCCGTTGGCGCATTCGTCAGTTCCAGCAAATTGGCGGTGCGCCTGTCTCTGTCTGGCGTGAACTGCGCCGCCTGCGGGGTGATGAACAAATCCTGTCTGATGAAGATATGGATAACGTCCGCTTTGCCGCTGATGTGGGTAATTGGTCAGCCTATACCGAATGTCAGGGTGGGCCATTGGTTGCCCGTAAAGATCTCACTGTGCGTCTTGCTTATGAAGTGACTGAGGAAGGCAATATCTACGGTGAAGATGTTCAACGCATTTCCGGTGTTTACTCGCCCCGTCTGGGCGAGTCCTCTTCTTTTGTTACCCGTACTGTGAAGTGGAAGATTGTGCCGAAGTCCAGCCCGCTGGCTACGGACAAGGGTTTGGCTTTTGACCCTGTTTTTTCTTCCTCTTGGAGTTCTGTCAATAACTGTACGGTGGCATACAGTGCAGTTGATAAGGCCATACAAGAAAGTGACCTGTGTCTGAAGGAGTTCTATCACGGCTGGCATCAACTCAATGAGCCAGAACAGGTAAAACGGGTGCAGGAATCAGCTAATTTGCAGGATTTAGAGATTAGTGAGGGGTTGGCGAAGGCATTAATCAGGGGTAGCAGCATGACGGTAGAGGGTCAGCGCTATCGCTTATCGATGTTTGGCCAAATCGTCAAAGCCAGGCCACCGTATACAGAAAGAACAAAATCACTGCTGGACAGGGTCGGTAAGATTTCCTGTATCAGTATGAATAATAAAGAAAATAGGGGTTAACTTAAAGGCAGTTAGCCGGGTATTTTGCAGGGAATATCTAAAAACACCGCGTTAGTCACATAACTCACTATTTCTTAATGAAATTATTTTAATTGCTAATTATATTATTGGCTGTTTATGCATACAGTATTATAAATGATGGAGCTAGGATGTTTGATTCTTTGGATAAATTTGTTCTTTTAGAACGTATTGAATTAATTGCTAAAGTTGGGGGTTCAGTGGACTGCAATGACAGGGACAGACAGGTCGCATTATATTGGGTTGGCGAAATGGTGGAACAGATTAAAGGGGAACTGGTCATAGAAGAGCCACTTAATAGTGGCTCAAGGTTGACATTAAGCGGCACAGGTCTGCAACAAGTCTAACGCCATTTGGCGCTGTTGCGGATTGAGGTTATTAATCACAGTCTGCAACAGAATATCGCCTGTTTTCGCACTGGGGCTTAAGGTATGGGAAAACGTCATCTTCATCACAAACGTGTGGCCACATTCCACATCTGAACACGAACAATAAATATCCGCGATCTGGCGGTGCATCCGGTTGGTTTTACGAATGATGGACTTTGCGCCGCACTCCGGGCAGATGATTTTTAATACACGCATATTCTGCATCCCTAATGTATCGATTTTCCTCGATTTTACCATTTTCTTGCTCATTTCGCACCCGAACTGTCGTTATCTTGTTTGAAATGGATATGTAATATTTCTGGCACATCGGGGAGATTAATGGCATTCATAAACATATTCTGAACGGGAATGACTTCATCCTTGCGATAGGCATCCCGGGCTTTTTCCGGGTCGCCCAGCCCGCCGACATTGGTCGGAATAATGCCTGCCAGTCCCGCCGGGAAGCGGTGTGCGGTCAATACGTCTTGCGAACTGATGCTTTTCACATTGGCAAATTCATCATTGGCGGAGATATCCCCGACCGGAATAAACTTGATGCCGTCCGGGTCGCCATTGGGAATGCTCACGAACATCGTTTCAAAGTTGCCGATACCCTTACTTTGTTGTAGCTTGCGCTCAATTTCCTCTTCGGTTTCATCGGAGATATTCGGGTCATTGGTGTAAATGATGCCGCCCGTGTGAGCGCCATTGTGGTAATAGCGACGGCGGAAGATAGTGGCTTCCGAGTTGAGCAAGGCCGCATGGATACCACCGATATAATCCGGCAGGCCATAAACTTGCTGCTGGGGATCATACTGCCTGATGAAAATGACTTCTTCAGGCGTGTAGACCAATGGCTCTCCCTCCTGCAAGACCACGAAGTCGCCATCTTTACGGCGGCGCAGGTACAGCGAGGGCAGAACTTCCAATCGCACTACATCGCCCCAGAAGTTACGCACTTTCAGGATGGCCACATCGCCGAAAATCAAAAAATTCATCATGGCCGCCTTGAATTGCTCATGGCTCAGGCCGCCGCCGAGGTAATCGGAGGCAATCATATTGTGCCGGGCATAGAGCACGCCGCCATGCTGCCCGTTCATGTTGGTCAGTTGCGCCAGTGCCAGACGGTCAATCGGCAATGTGTAATGGTCATAATCATTGTCATACCAGATTTTCTGGTAATCGGTCTGGGTCGTGAGTATCGGCTCCGGCTTGCCCAATGTGATCAGGCTCATTTTCCGTTGCTGTGGTTGGGGCTGTTTTGCCCTGGGGGTCTTCCTTAACGTTTTCTTGCTCATCAGGCGGCCTTTTGAAATTTATATTTAGAGGTGCGTTTCTTCTCGTAATTTAACGGTTCGTTCATCAGGGCGTGGGCGATAGACCAGAACACGTCAGCGTGCCCGGTTTCCTGTGAACGGTCGGCCACAAAGGTCATGGCACCGCCTTTGCCCGTGGTGGTGTGCCGGATAGCCAGAAATGAGGCCAGGATTTCTTTTTGTTCCTGATCCCATTCAAGGCGTTCTTCACTGACCACATCGATCATCTTCATGACCAACTGGTTTTTGCTCTGCTGGCTGTAGTGAATAGCCTGCGTCTGGCGTGGGGCAAAGTCCTGCACCATTTCATAGACCCCGTGCCCAATCCCCGTGGTATCAATGCCGATATGGGTAAAGCGATAGCGCTTGAACAACTCTTCAATCAGCGTCGCCTGATGCTTCCAGTTCATGCCCTGCCAGTAGAACGTGGCGAGCACCCGAAAGGCTTCGACTGCCATCAGCGGCGGGGCAACAATCACAAAGGTGGAGGTATCGCCGGAGCGGGCAGGGTCGAAGCCGCCCCAGACTTCACGCTCACCAAAGGGGCGCGGGGCGTTGGGGTTGTGGTCTTCCCACAGGTTGACTTCAACCCCGCACTTTTCCAGTTGGTGATATTTAAAGACCGATGCGCCACTATCAACAAACATGCACATATAGAGCATGTTGAAGGTGTCCTGGTTATAGCGGTTGCGCAGCTTCTCAATGGAGGCCCGATTAAAGCCGCCTTTGATGGCGTCGGCCATGGTGATGACATAGCGCCATTGGCCATCGGGACAATCCCGGCCGCCATCACGCATCTCATCAAACGCGGGGAATGCAATATTCTTGCGCCTGGCATCATTGCCGCGCCATTCGTCGCCCGTCCAGAACGGGTAAGCCGGGTGGGTTTTGGCACTGGGGGTTGAGAAATAGGTGGTACGCCATCGGTCATGGGTCGCCATGGCGGAGGCAACTTCATTCAGGCGCTTAAAATCAGGCACCCAGAAATATTCATCACAATACAAATGGCCGGAGTAAGATTGGGCGGTGTTCTTATTGGTGGACAAGAAGCGCAGTTCCGCGCCATTGCTCAGGCGGATCGGGTTACCCGTCAGCGTCACCCCAAAGAATTGCTCAGCAATATTGACAATATAAGAGCGGAAGACTTCCGCCTGTGGTTTGGAGGCTGACAGGAATATCTGTGGATCACCGGTTAATACCGCATTCTCGAAGGCTTCAAAGGCAAAATACCACGTTGCCCCAATCTGGCGGCTCTTGAGGATATTTCTGATGGATTTGGTGATATTATTGCGTAAATGTTTCTGGTAGCCGAAGAGCATGTCATCAGCAAACTGCTGGAAATCATCCTCTGTCAGCGCCGAAATATCATTTTTACGCTGGCGTTTCTTTTTCTTCGGCTCACCGTCACCGGATGGCACATCGTCACCGCCCGATTGCGCCTGAACCTTAATTTCAGCCAGCTTTTCTTGGTGCTTGTTCTCCTGTGCCATCAATTTCACATGATGGGCAATCAGGCGGTCAAGTTCGTCCAGTTCCAGCGCATTTTTATTATTGCGTTCGCTGAGCAGGGCAATGCGGCGGTTGACCGCCTCAATGACACTTTCATGGCTGAGCATATCCGCCCAGCACCCTTTTTCCGCCCAGTAATACACGATCCGCCGATTGGGCAGGTTGAGTTCTTCGGCAATTTCTGCCGGAGTATAGCGGCGCAGGTAGAGCGACTTTGCCACTTTGATTAATTCATCAGAATATTTAGCCATTGTTAGCCATGCCTTAAGCGTCCTTGTCTTGAGTCACTTTATTATGCAGGGCGAATACCTTGCTTTCGTCCGGCCAAATTCGGTTTGATTCGGTTATGCGTGATATCCGAATTCATCCGAATTGCGCCCCTCGCGGCCGCCGATGGAATTAGCAATACTGTGTGGGAAGCAAACGAAAGGGATGCGATATGTCTCAGTTAATGACGAACTGGATATGCATTGCCATGGAGGGTGACACGGTTGATGGCCGGGTGATGGAACCGCAATGGATTCTGGAAGCCGCCGAACTTTACGACCCCCAACTGTATACCGCCATGATTTGGCCGGAGCATGACCGTTGGATGGGGCAAATGGGGGAAGTCTTGTCGGTCAAGGCCGAGCGGGGTGAAGATGGGGTTTTACGCTTATATGCGCAACTGCGACCTAATCACCGTTTGTTAGAGGCCAACCGGAATGGGCAACTGCTGTTTACCTCAGTGGAATTTACGCTAAATGGTAATTTCCGTGGAACAGGCAAAACATATCTGGAAGGGCTGGCAGTGACTGATTCGCCAGCGAGTGTAGGCACCACACGCCTACAGTTTAGTAAAAGGAAAAAACATCGTCGATTCGGAGCCTATAAACCTCTGGTGATTGATGAAGTTAAACAGATTAAGGATAGCAATATGGCTAAAGTAAAATATAAAGGTTGGAAAGGTTATTTTGGCATTGAAGAGCCGGAAGAAATCCCAACGGAAACGTCAAATGATGACGCGTTGCAGGCACTGGCTCAGGCACTGGCCGATTTTGAAACCCGTCTTGTGGCATTGGAAAACAAGCAGGAATCAACCGCACAATCAGTTGAAGAAGTTCAGGAAGATATCGAAACCGTTAAAGAAGTGGTTGATACCGAAGAATTCGCCCGTTTACGTGACAGCTTGCCGGATATCCTGAAAAAGTTTAACAAGCTGGATGGCATTGCAACCCCTTTGCCGTCTAAAAACCCGAAAGGCAACAAAAAAAAGCAGTTTAAATTTCTGTGATCCCTGACGGGAAAAAGCAAAGGGAAGAGCGATGCAATTAAATAAACGGGCACGAGCCTTTTTACAGCAATATTCAGCGGGCTTGGCCGAATCCCACGGCGTTGAGGATACAGCGCGTTACTTTGCACTGAGTGATCCGAAGGAAACCGCCCTGCGCAGTGCGCTGCTGGAATCGGTCGAGTTCCTCAGCATGATCACCTGTGCGGATGTGGATCACCTGTCCGGCCAGGTGGTGTCGGTGGGCAATCCCGGACTCTTTACGGGGCGCAAGAAAGACGGCCGTTTTATCCGTGCCACGGGTGTGGACGGCAATGAATATAAGTTGCGGGAAACCGATTCCGGTGCCGCGCTGAAATGGGACTTGCTGTCCATCTGGGCGAACTCCGGCAGTGAAGAGGAATTTTTCCAGCGGATGCAGGCATTTACCAATGAGTCGTTTGCACTGGATATGCTGCGCATTGGCTTTAACGGCCAGCGTGTGGCGGAGACAACCGACCCGGAAGCCAACCCGAACGGCGAGGATGTCAACATAGGCTGGCATCAGATTGCCAAAGATTGGGAAAAAGGCAAACAGGTCATTACCACACCAGTCACACTGGATGAACATGGCGACCATAAGTCACTGGATTCGATGGCGTCAGACCTGATTAACACCTGTATTCCGCCGCAATTTATTCATGATCCGCGTTTGGTGGTCTTGGTGGGTGCGGATTTGGTGGCGGCCGAGCAATACCGGCTTTACCAGTCAGCCGACAGGCCAACGGAAAAAATTGCCGCGCAGATGCTGGGCAGCTCGATTGCTGGCCGTCCGGCAATGGTGCCGCCGTTTATGCCGGGCAAGCGTATGGTAGTTACTATGTTACCAAACCTGCAAATCCTGACCCAGCGCAATACCCGTCAGCGCAAGGCGGAATTTGTCGACGACCGCAAACAGTTCGAAAACAAATACCTGCGCAATGAAGGTTATGCACTGGAAACGCCGGAATTGTACGCGGCCTATGATGAGAACGCCGTGACGATTGGCAAAGTGGCCGAACCGGCTGAAAAAACGGGTACAGACTAATGTTGTCACCTGCCCAACGACACCGGGCAGCGGTTGCACTGCGCCAGAAACTGGCACGGCAACAAGCCGTTGCCATTGCGGACGGTGCCAGTATGCACCTGCAAGCCCGGGCGATTGAGCAGGATGTCAGGCGGTTGCGCCAGTTAACGACAACGGCGGAACGGGTGGAGATGAAACGGCGGGAACTGCTGCCCAATTATCTCCCCACGGCACAGCGCTATCTGGATGAAGGCGAGGTGTACCGCAACCCGATTTTTGTTTACTGCGTGATTTGGTTATTTGATATCGGGGAGTTTGCCCAAGGATTGGACTGGGCAGATATTGCTATTGAGCAGGGACAGCTCACCCCCGACCATTTTCGCAGTGGCTTTCCGGCGTTTGTGGCCGACACCGTTTTACTCTGGGCACAGGCGGAAGCCGAAGCGGGTAACCCGGTGGAACCCTATTTTTCAAGGACATTTCAGAATGTCACTGAAAAATGGCAAGTCCATGAGAAAATCAAGGCCAAATATTACAAGTTTGCGGCGTTGAACCTGCTGAAAGGGGATAACAGCGAAATTAAGGCCAGTCAGGTGGAGAGGTTGGATGTGCTGGAGCAGGCCGATAATTGGCTCGCCAAAGCGCATCAATGCAACCCGAAATCCGGCGTGAAGACCTATCGGCAACGGATTGCCGCCCGCAGACGGGCACTGACAACCGAAACGTAATGTAACGACTACCGCAAGCCGGAGCGGGCGCGGTGGAGGCATCGCAACCTGTTGCAGATGGCCGTGGAAACCGGACAGCCCGCTTTTTTTCTCAGGAGAGGCACGATGTTTAATGGCAATACCGTGGATTATCGTGATGCCCCGCTCACCAATGATGGCTTCTGGCCGGATTTGAATCTGCGGGAATTTCAGGTGAATCGCAAACTGCCCATCGACTTGGATAGTGACATGCTCGCTAATGCCCTGCTGGCAACGGTAGCGGAAATTAATCTTGATTTGCAACGCCTGAAATCGCGCTTGCAGGCCAAAGGCTATCAAACGGCGGCAGCAGTGCCGGGTATTTCCATCAATGGCAATACGGCGTTGGTCAGTCAGTATAAAAAAGCGGTCTATGCGCGGGCAAAGGCCGATTTACTGGGGGAATACGCAACACTGGTCAGCCGTGCCCCCAATCCGGGACAGGAAAGCCCCGACGCGCGCAACAGATTGCTGGCTGAAGCCGCGGTCGTGCTGCGCAACATGAAAGGCTTAAAACGCGCAACGGTACGCATGATATGAGCCAGTTACAGCAATTAACCGCTTTTTTGCGGGAAAACCTGCCGGAACGCATTTGCGAAACGGAATTTACCAGTGAAATGGATGAAATCCGCTTTATTCCGGCGCAACGGGATCTCGGGCTGGGGCAATACCAGATGTTTGTCCAGCAATATGAGGCGGTGATTGCGTGGGGGCGTTTCCCCTACCGGGAATGTGACCCGCGCAATATTCCGCTATTGATTGATATCTGGTTGACTGAGCAGGGGGACAGCCTTAGTGATGCCAATGTTGAGCAGGAACGGCCAACCTTAACGGTGGAAGTGGATGGCGCTACGGCGATTGTTGTGGTGTCGCTGTCATTGGCGGAGCCTGTGGTGATACGGGAAGACCCCAAGGGCATGATCCCGTTTGACGGCAAGCGCTGGTCACTGGCGGAGGCTGAGGTATGGTTTGCGGAACAAGGCGCGGTGCACAGTGTGGATGAAACTGGGGCAGCGATAGGAAACAGGGCATGATCCACGGTCAGTTAAACCGCAACCAGCTTAAGGAAATGCAGGACGCCTTAAACCGTTTTGACCTGCCGCCGCAAAAACGGCAACGCTTGTTATGGCGTATCGCAAAATATGGCGTCATTCAGGCGGCAAAACGGAATATCAAAAATCAGCGCTCCCCGGATGGCGAAAGCTGGCCTGCCAGAAAAAGCCCGTGGCGCAAGAAGATGCTGCGTAATTTACCGAAGTTGCTGCATATCCGGGAAATGCCGGAAAAGGGTATGGTGCGTATTTACCTGCAAGGCGGTGGTTACCGAAATGGCAAACGGCCAGTACCTGCGGGGGTTGTGGGCTATGCGCAGCAGAAGGGAATGAAAATTCAAATTAACAGAAAATCGGCATCAGACAGTAATGAAGCCCGAACAATAGACATGACCCGCAAGGCAACGATTCATCAGGCAAAGAAGTTGCGTTCTCTGGGTTATCAGGTCAAAAAAGGGAAAAGGCTGCGCAAGCCCACTATAAAAGAAATTACGGAAAACATGCTTTTTATTAAAGCCGGAGACAAGATCCGTAAGTTAAGTGGTAAAGCGCCTAAAAGTTCATGGTCGGTTGAAGTACCCGCCCGCGAATTCTTAGGTATGAACGAAGAAGAATTCAGTAAGGCGCTGGCTCGCCAGTTGCAGGGCATTGGATACGGCGCTTAGCGCCTTAATAAGGGACTAGATTATGTGGCCACATGTACAGGTTAACCAGGTTAACCAACTGCAAGGCGAAACCAGGGAGATAGAACGGGTATTGCTGTTCGTCGGGACAGGCAAGACCAACGTCGGTAAAACGATAGCCGTCAATACCCAGACCGACTTTGACGCCGTGCTGGGCACGGCACAAACCGCGCTGAAACGCCATGTACTGGCGGCAATGGCCAACGCCGGGCAAAACTGGTCAGGCTATGTACATATCCTGCCCGAAGCGGCGGACGGGCTGGCTTTTGTTGAGGCGGTGACGGCGGCGCAACCCGTCGCCAGTGTTGAGGGTTATGTGCTGACCCTCGGTGCCAGCAAAGACATTATTAAAGCCGCACAGACTTTGCGCGCTAATACCCTCGCTAAATTTGGCCGCTGGCAGTGGGCGATTCTGGCGGTGGATGCGCCGCAGTCCAAGGAGCCGTGGGCGGATTACGTCACCCGCCTGGCCGAACTGCAAAAGGGCGAAGCCGTGGCGTCGGTGCAACTGGTGCCGTGTCTGTGGGGCAATGAGGCGGGCGTACTGGCCGGGCGGTTGTGTAACCGTGCCGTCACCGTGGCTGACAGCCCGGCGCGGGTGCAGACAGGTGCCCTGATGGATTTGGGCAGGGCTGATTTTCCGCTGGATGGCACAGGGAAAACCATTGATCTGGCGACCCTGCAAGCACTGGAAAAACTGCGTTTCAGTGTGCCGATGTGGTATCCCGACTATGACGGCATGTACTGGTCGGATGGCCGCACGCTGGATGTGGAAGGGGGCGACTACCAGAGCATCGAAAACTTGCGCATTGTCGATAAGGTCGCCCGGCGCGTGCGCTTGCAGGCGATTGCCAAAATTGCCGATCGCAGCCTGAACAGCACGCCGGGCAGCATCGCCACGCATCAGGCGTACTTTGCCCGTACCTTGCGTGAGATGTCGCGCAGTACCGAGATTAACGGCGTGACCTTTCCGGGCGAAGTGAAATCGCCGAAAGACGGCGACGTCGTGATCACATGGCGCAATAAAAACACAGTAGAAATTTATCTCACGATCCGCACTTACGAATGCCCGAAAGGCATATCAGTCAGTTTGTTGCTGGACAGCAGTCTGGAGAAAACCGCATGAGCCAGCGTATTTCAGGGCAGTCGATTGATTTTAATATGGACGGGGATCTGGTTCATGCCGAAAAGGTCAACCTGTCCATTACCGACAACACCGCCGCCGCGCAAACGCAGGGCGTGCCGGATGGCTATATCGCCGGGGATGTGGCGGCCGAAGGGGAAATTGAACTCAGCACCAAATATCTGGAGATGGTGACCGCCAAGGCGCGGGCGGCGGGATCATGGCGGGGCATTCAGCCCGTCGATTTGATGTGGTATGCCAAGGCAGGCAATGAAGAGATTAAGGTGGAAGCCTACGGCTGCAAGCTTATCTTAAGCGATATTCTGGACGTTGACCCCAAAGGCGGCAGCGTGATGACCCATAAAGTCAAGTTTGTCGTCACGTCACCCGACTTTGTGCGCATTAATGGCATTCCCTATCTGGAAGCGGAACTGACGCAAAGCCTGATTGGCTAAGGATGGGGTTCATGGAAGAACACGAAAAAACCTTTGTCACGCTGGTGCTATTGGGGGCACTGATTGCGTTGGGCAAAATGCTGACAGGCAACGAACCGATCACCTTACGGCTGTTTATTGGCCGCATTATCCTGGGTTCGGCGGTATCGGTGATGGCCGGGGCGTTGCTGATTTGGTGGCCGGGCATCAGCCCGATAGCCGTAACAGGAATAGGCAGCGCCTTAGGGATTGCCGGATACCAGTTAATTGAAGTGTGGTTACGCAAGCGCGGCAGCGCGTTGCTGACAGGGAAGTTTAAAAAATGACGTTAAGTGAAAAACAACAGTTATTTGCGGTATTGATTGCCCAGTTGATCTTATGGGCAGACGAACGCGGCTACCGGGTGACATTGGGGGAAGCCTACCGCACCCCGGAGCAGGCGGCGCTGAATGCCAAGAAAGGCACGGGCATTGCCAACAGTTTGCATACCCAGCGTTTGGCGCTTGATCTGAATCTGTTTATCCGGGGCAAATACCAGACCCACAGTGACGCTTACCTGCCCCTGGGCGAATATTGGGGATCCCTCGGCGGCACATGGGGCGGGCGTTTCTCGCGTCCCGATGGTAATCATTTCTCACTGGCGCATAACGGGATGAAATGATGTTCAAGGTACTGCCGCTCTCTTTTTTGGTTGTGGGTCTGGCGTTCGGGGCAGGCTGGCAGGTCAATGATTATTACCGTGACAGCATCGAACTGAAAATTACCCGGGCAGCGGCGGAAACGGGCGAACAAATCCGCCACGCATTGCAGGCGGTTTCCAGCGCGTCCGCCCGCCAACTGGAAGAAAAACTGGAGGGGATCACCCATGCCGCCCCGCGAGAAATTCGTACTGAAGTGGTTAAGCCTGTTTTTACTGCTGTGTGCGTTAGCCCTGAGTTTGTCCGGCTGTACAACCAAACCGCCGACAATATTGAGCGCACCTTATCAGGAAAACTTGCTGACAACATGTCAGGCCAAATTACCGAAACTGACAGGCACGACCGGAAATAATTTAGTTGATGTTGTCATGGCCTATTCCAGTTTATACGGAACGTGTGCCGCCCGGCATAATCAATTAGTGGATGAAATAAATAAAAGAAAGGAATTAACCTATGAAAGAAAATAAAGTCATTACCTTAATTATCGGTGACAAAGAAATTCATTTTGAACCGAATATGATTGCCTATAACAGCATGATTAATGATATGAGCATGGATAATAAGATTGTGCCTATCGTCTCTTATTTACGCCGTATTGTTCAGCCTGCGTCGAAAGCCCCACTGGATGAACTCCTGCACATCCCCGGCGCGGCCATGCAGATTGTCGAACGGGTGAATTCAGAATATGCGCCTAAACTGGACATCGAAATAAAAAACTAAATGCACGGGTTAAGGCCATTGAGAATAGCTTCTTCGAACAGGCATTAATATTACGCCGTCATTATTTACCGAATGAGCCGGATAATTCAGAAAGTCTAGCCCGTGCTATTTGGCTGGATAACCGTTATTGGGAATATACGCGCGTGTCAACCGCCAATGGCATTGCGCTGGCATTTAAGGGGGAAGCATGAGTAACGAATTAGATTTTACCTTAAGTCTGATTGATAAAATCACCCAACCCCTTGCCAGTGTCAAAGCGTCGGTTGCGGGGTTTGCCGAGGCCTCACAGGATGCCTTTGGCAAGCTGGCCATCGGCGGGGCGGGGTTGGCCGCTTCGTTCTGGTCAATCAAGGGTTTTCTTGATCCGGCCATTGAAATGGAAGAAGCGCTGCAAACCGCCTCCTTGCAGGGGATTGACAGCAATGTGATGGATAAGGTGGCGAAAGATGCCATGACTTTCAGTTCCCGCTATGGCAAATCGTCAATAGAGTTTGTGCAATCGGCGTCAGCCATCAGCAAGGCCATTGGCAGCCTGTCACAAAATGACCTGCCGCAGATGACCCATATCGTGAACACCACGGCCGCCGCCCTGAAAAGCAGTGCCGACGATGCCAGCACGTATATGGGGCAGATGTTTGCCCAGTTCTCCAGCCAGGCGAAAGACGTCGGGCACCTGCAATTTGCCGAAGAGCTGGCAGGCAAGGCGGTGTTTATGTCGAAGACCTTCGGCACGTCCATGACCGACATTGCCGACCTGATGGAAGGTGCACGCGCTGCCGGGACAAACTTTGGTATTGGTATTGATGAACAGTTGGCGATCCTGGGGGAATTGCAACGCTCGCTGGGTTCAGAATCCAGCGGCGCGTTTGAAGCCTTTATCACCACGGCGGAAGCGGGCGGGAAGAAACTGGGGTTAAGTTTCGTCAATGCGTCGGGCAAATTGCTGTCCATGCCGGAAATGCTGGAGAAGCTACAGGCCAAATATGGCAAGAGCATTGAAGGGAACCTGAAAGCGCAGGCCGAGATTGATGAAGCCTTTGGGGATTCCGCCGTGGTCATTAAACAGCTTTACGGCAATGTTGATGTGCTGCGCAAGAACATGACGGCACTGGGTGCCAATGACGGCATGAAGCGCACCCAGGAGATGGCCGAACGGATGGCGAACCCGTGGGAACGGCTGGAAGCGATTTGGCAGAATATCCGCATTGCCATTGGTTCAACCCTGCTGCCGGTGATTAAGCCGTTGGTGAATCAGATGGCGGACACCAGTCAAACACTGGTGCGCTGGCTAAAACTGTTTCCCAATATTGCGCGCTGGGTCGGTTATATCTCGCTTGGCATTATCGGTTTTGCTGTGGCAGGGGCAACAGCCAATATCGTAATGGGGGTGTCCAAATTTATTTGGCTTGGCCTTAAGGGGATTTGGGCGGCGTGTACGCTGGTATTGAAATTGTACACAGCGGCGGTATGGCTGTGTAACAAGGCCATTATCATCTGGAATACCACCTTGCGTGTGTTACGGACTGTCTTGTTGGCAGTCAGGATTGCCGCGTTTGCAGCGGGCATTTCATTCAGCTTTATGACATGGCCTGTCTTACTGATTATTGCGGCCATTGCATTGCTCGCGGTTGGTATTTACCTGTTGATTAAGCATTGGGATACCATCAAAGCCGCCATCATGAACACGGAAGCCTTTAAAAAGGTCGCGGCCTGTGTGACATGGGTTGGTGAGATATTCAGTGCGGTTTTTGCCTGGATTGGTCAGGCGTGGGATGACCTCTGCAATTGGTTTAGCAACTTTTCACTGGCGGATACCTTTTCCGGCATGGTGGACAGCATCGGCGATCTCTTTACTGGCTTATGGAGCTGGCTAAAAGAGTCGTGTGGGGAAGCCCTTAACTGGGTCATTGATAAGTTAAATTATATTCCGGGCATCAACATTGAAACCCAAGCCATTGAAAAAACGGTCGCTGAACCAACCGGAAAGGCAGCGGCACCGATTCAGGGCATCGGGGACAATACCCAGAAGTTAATTTCCCAACCGCATGGCGGATTGCCGGGACAGCCGCAAGCGATGATCCAGCCCGTGAAAGCCATCAAGCCGCCAGAAACCGAGGGCGTATTAACGGGCGGAAAAACCAAGGGCATTGGTAAAAATGGGCTGATGAAAGAGGTTAACAACAATTCACAGACCATCAATGACCATAGCCGCCGTATTGAAAATGTGACAGTCAAGGTCAACGGCAGCGTCACACCGGAACAATTAACGGAATGGGAGCAGGTGGCTTATGGATGAGCCTAAATACATTGATTTATTGATAACCAAGGGCAACTTTACCCTGAACTCCGGGAATGAGCCGCGTTTTTGCAACAACCGCTTTTCTGTCGGTCAGGATTGTGTGCATGCCATTTTGGAAAGTGGCCTGGCCACTGAGCTGGTCGCAGAGCGCAGCCCGACCCTGCGCGCGGATATCCGCACCCGGATAGAAATTCTGGTTGAAGATGATGAAAGGATTATTCCGGGCACGGTCAGCATTAACGAAGAGTCACCGACTAAATTGTGGATCACGGCTGAAACCTATGATTTTGGCCGCCTGAATGTGAGTGTGGGGCATGGACACTAAACCGTTGATTGATTACGAAAAGGTACTGCGTGACAGCGGGATGCCGACCACGGAAGCCGACATCAGCACCGCCTTTGCCAGGGTTGTGGATGAAGCCGGGTTAGTCACCAATACCTCGCGCATGTCCCCGTTCTGGCGGCTGGTCAACACCCTCGTAACGCGCCCGGTGTTGTGGCTGAAAGAAGCGTTAATCAACGTCACCCTGAAAAATATGTATCTGGCGACGGCATCGGGCACATGGCTGGATATGTTTGCATGGGGCGTCAACCTGAAACGCAAGCAGGCAACCGCCGCGCAGGGGGTGATCCGTTTCTACAAGGCGGCGGGTGCCTCAGCGGTGACGGTGCCTGCCGGAACGGTTGTCCAGACCGAGCGCATTAATGGCGAAATTTACCGGGTCAGTACCACGGAAAGCGTGGTGATAGCCGAGGGGGGCAGTAGTGCGTTGTTGCCCGTCACGGCGGAGGCCGCAGGCGGCGCATTCAACCTGGCACCCGGCTATTTCCGGCTCCTGCCTGTGGCGGTGTCCGGTATTGAGCGGGTACAAAATGAAGAGGGCTGGCTGTTAACGCCCGGCGCGGATGCCGAGTCCGATGATGATTTGCGTGACCGTTGCCGCAACCAATATAACCTGGTGGGGAACTATCACACCGATGCCGTTTATCGCAGCATGATAGCCAGTCGCGTGGGCTTGAGTATCGACCGCATCTTCTTTTTGCATGATGCGCCCCGTGGGGCAGGCACGGCCAATGCGTATCTGTTGCTGGATTCGGGCGTAATCAGCCAGCCGTTTATCAATGCGGTGAATGATTACATCAGCAATCAGGGACATCACGGGCACGGGGATGATATGCAGTGCCTGCCGATGCCGGAAACCCATCATGCACTAACAGTAACGCTGTTTGTGGCGAATCTGGCGAACTACAGTCAGGAACAGATAGACACATTAAAAACCGATGCCGGCAACCTGATCCGCTGCGCTTTTCGGGAAAACACCGACTATCCGGTCAAGAAAACGTGGCCGTACTCGCGTTTTTCCTTTTCCAGCTTGGGACGGGAGATCCATCGCGAGTTCAGCGAGGTGGAATCACTGACCTTCTCATTGGGGGATATTCTCAGTGAGCTGAGTGTGCCCCGCCTGCAATCGCTCACGGTGGAGGTGAAAAATGGCTGAGTTCCGGGAACGTCTCGCCCAGCTGGCGTTGCCCTCATGGATGAACAAGGGCGAACCCGCCAAGTTATTGCAGGCGGCGCGGGCATTCTGGTTAACCGTCTATGACTGGCTAAAATGGCCGCTGGCGCAACTGGATGCTGAAACCTGCACCGAGGCGCTGTTGTCGGTACTGGCTTACCAGCGGGATATCCAGCGCTTTAACGGCGAACCGCTGTCACTGTTTCGCAAGCGGGTGAAGTACGCCTTTATCAACGCCAGAGACGCAGGCAGCGTCGCAGGTTTCATTGCCATCTTTGACCGTCTGGGCGTGGGCTATGTGGAATTGCTGGAGCGCCAGCCGGGCATTGACTGGGATGTGATTATTCTGCGTCTTAGTGATGGACAAATAGCATCTAACCCTGATTTGCTGATGAGCATCATCCGGCAGTATGGCCGCACCTGCCGTCGCTATCGTTTTGAAGTGATCGCAAAAAATCAGTTGCTGATGCGTGTGGGCAGCATGGGCGCAGAGTATGGCTGTTATTACGCGGCCATGCCGGCACAGCCGCTTTTGTTAAGCGTGGGGCACATTTCGGGCGAATCTGTCTGTGACCATGCCCGCTTAAAAGAAAATAACGCATCGAATGTCACTTACGGTGCCTCATTATAAGGAAATACTATGTCTTCAGTAATTACTGTCGATTTTGAAAAATGGAAAGCCCAGCAAGTCGCTGCCGGGCATTCGGTGGTATTGGACGAGTTTGTCTTTGCTTATGTGCCTAATCTTGATCCGTCAAAGGAGATTAACCGCAGCGAGAAACTGCCCGCTGCGCAATATATCGTACACCGTCAGGTAGTGAATAAAACCGGGCTTGCCAGCGAGAACGCCGTGGCCTACAGCGTCACACTGGGCACCGAGGTTGGCAACTTTGATTTTAACTGGATTGGCTTGCTGAATAAGGCGTCCGGTGTGATTGGCATGATCACCCATGCCCCCACTCAGAAGAAAATCAAGACCGCCAATGGCTTGCAGGGCAATGTCCTGACCCGTTCTTTCTTGCTGGAGTTTGACGGAGCCGCCAAAGAGACGGCCATCACCACGACGGCGGAAACATGGCAGATTGATTTTACCGCGCGTTTATCCGGCATGGATGACATGCAGCGTCTGATTAATACTGACAGCTACGGCGAGGCGGCCTTTTTTGACGATGGCTTTGCGGTGATCCGCAATGGCGATAAATACACGGTTAAAAAAGGGCTGGCCTATGTGGGCGGGCTGCGTGGGATTCTGGAGTTTGACCAGACGCTTAACAGTCAACGCAATACCCGTGTGTATGCCGATTTTAGCTATCAGGGCAATCTGGTGAGTCAGTGGAAAACCGTAGTGAAAATTACTGTTTCCAATGAGCTGAAAAATTATGTGGATGCGGCAGGATATCCGCATTATGTGTTTGCGGTTGCGAGTATTGATGGTAACGGGAATGTGATTGATTTGCGTCCTAAAGGCACATTGAGTGATCGTGATATTGCTGACTTGCAAAAAACACTTGGCAAGGTTCAGCAGGACTATGCGACGAAAGCAGAATTATCCAACGGCCTGAATGAGAAACAAAAGGCAGGTGATTACGCCACAAATCCGGCACTCAATGCGGTTAATGATAATGCCAATCGTCGTTTAGCTATCCATTTGAATGGAGTAGACATCCCTGATAAAAATGCTTTTATCAACAATCTGGGTTTACGGGATACAGTGGAGCGTGCGTTAAACTCACTGGATACACGTACTGATGGTGTGATTAATGGCAATGTGACAGCAAAACAAATGTTCGTACAATCATTGGTGTTGGGTAGTGGGGCGATGAACGTCGGTTCGCGGGATGCTGCCAGTTTCGAGGGTAATAATATAGATATTTGCTCATGGTTTGGTATCGGTTTCAAATCAACATGCAATAACCCCGATAATGTAGCAAGCATTTATTTTGATACCCGGAGTGGTGAAATTGCAACGAGAGGAAACATTGTTGCCCAAAATAATATTTCAGCGAGTGGAAATATAATCGCTCAGAAAAATATTGTGGCGAAAGGATCAATTAGCGCTGATAGCTTTGTTGCAGGTAATGCTGGATACACTTCATGGGGGGATATTTCGGGTTCAACGTGGGGCGGCTGGTTGAGTCACTGGATTAACAATAATTTAGCAAGGAAAAATTCAGCGGTATTAGGTGATAACGGTTGGTTCAGGGATGAATCAACGGGTTTAGTTATGCAGTGGGGAACTGCATCTGAAAGTAATCGGAATTTCAATTTTCCCCGAACATTTGACGAAACGTGTTTTGCAGTATTGGTTACTAATACTTCATCACAAGGAGCACGTATAGATAATGCATTCGGTTACCCCATCAGCCGGGCGGAATTTTTCGCAGCAGCAAAAAATGAAGCAGGTCAGGTGGTCGGTTTTCCAATTGCATGGTGGGCGATAGGGAAATAATAATGAGTAATAAAATGAAAAATAAGAAAACGAAATCCGTCAGCAACAATGATTATTTTTATAGTGCCTCAATAAATGGTTTTTTTTACAGGCCACAAGAATCGCAGGCCGAGGGTATTTATCCTGATGATCTGCAACCAATTAGCAATGAACTCTATCAGCAACTGTTTGACGGGCAAAAAAACGGTAAATTGATTGTTGCGGGCGGAAATGGGTTACCGACATTGAAAAAAATACCTCCTCCAACTCCTGAAGAATTACAACGACAGGCAGAAACTGAGAAACAACGGTTGCTTAAGAAAGCGGCTGAAAAAATTGGAATATGTCAGGATGCCGTTGACTTAGACATTGCGACTGACGAAGAAAAATACACATTGACGAACTGGCGTGTTTATCGTGTGTTGCTGAATCGGACAGATTGTTCAACTGCGCCAGATATTAATTGGCCTGTGGAACCCCAATAATGCACTGGCAGCGTAAAACCCTGCAATTGTCCCCGGCGCTGTCGGGGCTATCGGCCGCCATCGTGCCCGTACACCCGTTTATTTACGGTGTCGGGCAGCAGACAGACAGCGGCAGTTACTTAAGTCCGTCCAACGCTGTTCATTACCTGTCGAATAAGCTGACAGGCGCAGGTCACCTGAATGCCCTTGTGTTGATGGTCTGCGCCAAGACCCATGATGAATTTATGCAGCACCTCACGCAATTTTCATCGGTGTTGCCCTTGCCGGTCTTTTCGCAGGTCACGCGCATGGCAAAAACGGCGGAACGCCTGAGCATCAGCAAAATGCAATTGCCGGGCAAACCCGGCGGCGGGTTGCCGCTGCCGCAGCCATTGTCAACGGCGACCAGCCGATTGGCCGCCAACGCCCAACTGATTGCACAGGCCAAGGCACAGGCCAGCGCAGGCAGCAGCTTGGCGGGGTTAAAAGCACAGTTAAGCGGCTTTACCGCTGCCAGACAAAACGCCTTGCAGCAGGTCAGTGGTGCCCTGAATGGGGCAATGGGTAAAACTGCCTCTGCCTGGGCATTTAGCGGAACAGGCCACGGTGCGCTGTTGGCCGAGAAGATGCGCAAGGAAATACCGGAACCGGACGCCGTGTATACACTGGCAACCCTGTTTGCCGGAGACAACATCAGCCCATTAGCAAGGATGCTATCGCATGAGCCAGATTATCACCCTCGCCCTTGACGGCGAGGCCATCCCCTTAAAAAGCCTGACCGTTACCCCTTCGGTGATGTTTCAGGATCAAGACCAAAGCGGGCAGTCCTCCAGTACGGCGGTGGCCGAACAGGGCATCAAGCCGAAAGAATTGCGCATCACGGGGGTTATTCCCTTTACCGAACAGAAAACCCTGTCGCGCCTGTTTGCGCTGGCCGAAGCCAAGGAAAACGGCAACCTGAAACGCTACCGGGTCGCCAACCTGACCGCGCAGGCCATTAATTTTCGCATTGGGACATTTACGGGCACGATTGACGCCAGCAAGGTAGACGGCAAGCAGGCCTGGCAGGTGACCTTTACCTTAAGGGAACATTTGTCGGTGTCGGAGAAACGCGATGCCCGTGCGGCTGGCAATATTCCGGCCAAAAAGCAGACCGGACAGGGCGGCAGTGCCGCCAGGGAAGAGCCGGAACAGTTAAGCTGGTTTGAACGAAAAGTGCTGAAACCGATTAATGACAAGATAGGGGCAGCTAATGAAACCGATTAACCGGCTGTACCTCTCCGGTGATGAAGTGCATCTGGTTGACGCCAATCTGATGCTGGAACTGTCATCCTGTGGCCGGGGCTTTATCACGGCTGAGACGACCACGGATTATACCGGAAAACTCGTCCGGCTGGATGTGGGTTACACTGACTTGGTGCTGCGCTGGTTTACGGGCTATGTGGAGCGCTCACAGCCTGCCCAGAACGGCTACCAGCGCCTGTTTGTGCGTGAACTGGCCGGGGTGTTTGACCGCCCGTGGCCGTGCTCGTTCCAGCATCCGACCCTGCGCCAGATTGTGGACTGGTTGCAGGCGCACAGCGGGCTGACCTTTATCTTGCCGCAGGCACCCTATGCCGATAAACCGATCCCGCATTACACCCATAACGGCACGGGCTATCAGTTGCTGGCGAACTTGGGGCAGGTCTTCGCCATTGAAGATTACATCTGGCAACAATTGCCGGATGGATCGGTATATCTGGGCAGTTGGGCGCATTCGCTGTTTGCCGGGAAGCCCGTCGACATTCCCAATGAATTCAGCAAGAGCCAGTCCGCAGGCAATGCCATGACCCTCCCGGTGATCCAATCCCTGCGTCCCGGCGTGGTGGTCAATCAGCAACGGCTGACCAGGGTCAACCTGAACAATGAAAACATGAGCCTCACATGGCAGCCCAAAGGCCAGGCGGAGAATAAAACCCCCGCCCAGCGCCAGATTGATGCGGCTTACCCCGAATTATCGGCCGGGCTGCATTTGCC